TGGACCAGCAGTGGCACTAGTACCAATTCCAACACCACTATGAGCACCAACAATAAATCTATTTCTTAGGTCTGGAGTTCCATTAGTACCATCACATAATGCCCAACCTGTTAAAGTTGAAATTCCTGCGATAGTTCCAGACCACATAATAATTCCACCTATTGGAGTTATTCCTGCTCCAATGAATGTAGTAGCAGTAACAGTAGAACTAAATGTTGCAATTCCACTGACACCAAGGTTATCATTAACAACTACGGTTCCACCAAAAGAATCTAAATACAAATTAGCTTCAGTAGTATTAATTGTTGTTGCAGATGTTAGTCCTACTGTTACTTTATCAATTTTAGCAGAATCAAATACATTTAATTTTTCGCCAATTCCAACTCCTCCAGTTATAATTAAAGCTCCTGTTGATTGATTTGTACTTGAAGTACTGTTATCAATTGTAGTAATGCCTATAAATGAGGCATCAGAATTTACAATTAATTTATTAAACCTTGCTAATGATGTAGATCCATCAAATTCAGTGTTAACTGTCAGTCTATTTACAACGAGACTATCTAGAGTTTCTGCTGAAGAACTTTCAATAATTGGACTTAAAACCTCAATTTGCTTCCCAGTTACTGCATCAAATTTAACTCTACCAATAAAAAATTCACCATTACTATTCATTCCAGTATATACTACTAACCCACCTCTAGATGCAAGTGATTGTGATATTAAAATTTCATTATCAGATAATATTCTATCTTGATTTGTAGGCATACCTGTGGAATAATTTCCTGGACCAAATCCAGTATACTCAAAGGTATGTCCAGAGGCTCTAATAATAGAATTCCTTCTCAATTCAACTGGATTAATATTAATTCTTTGAATTCCAGACTGAGTATCATGTGGAATTGCTCTTGACCCAAAAAGACCTCTCTTAACAAATATTTCACCACCAGAAACTTTAGTCACTAGCATAATTTCACTATTGACTTGAATAAAATCTCCTTTCAATAATCCAAAATTATTAGCAACTAAGAAATTATTAGTATTTTTAGTAATTGCTTGGTTTAATTTGGATTTATATCCACCATAAATTGCAAAATGTCTAGATGCAACATTTTCATTTTCTGGAGTAGTATCCTTCAAACTTGGAGTTAATCCAACTCCAAAAACCCTAACTGCATCCCCAGCATTCCCACTAACAGTAAATGTAGTAATTCCAGATACAGAAACAATAGTAGAAATACCAATTTGATTTACTGGAGTTCCAATTTGATCATCAAATATAACTTTATTTCCAATTACAAAGGTATGTGGATTTTGAGTTGTAATTGTAGTTAAATTAGTTCCAGAATCATAAATTGAACCATCAGGAGATGCTTTAATTTGATATCCAATTCCAGCTAATATTACAATAGCATCATTTGGAACTTCAGGTGTTGAAAGATTATTATAATATGTAATTTTATTAGATGTTACAGATTTAATAATAAATGTTCCATTATTTTGAGGTTTTGATGCCCCAAGTATTTGAATAGTATCTGTATCTGATGTACTATACAAAAGACTTGATACAGTCACTGTGGATGAAGTTGTAGATCCAGGAATACCTCTTAAGGTTAAAGAGTCTCCTGTAGTATATCCAGACCCAAAATTCTTAATTGATGCTGATGTTACAATTCCACCACTAACAGTAATATTTGCAGTTGCATTTGATCCAGTTCCCCCACATAATGGAATATCATAATATGTACCATTCACATATCCAGATCCTGCAGCACTAATTGTTAGTTGCCTAACTCCACCAATTCCATGATCAATTTGTATAGTAGCAGTAGAAATACCAGCTCCTCCAGGAATTGAAGCATCATAATATGTGGTAATTCCAGTGATTACTTTTCCAATATTATAATCTTTTAGATATGAAGTTAAAGTTTCTTTTGTAACACTATTTTTAATATCATTGACAATAACATCTCCAAGTTGTTGTTTAGAGGCAACAGTTTTAGTTGATTCAGGATCTGCAGATGGATTATCTATATCTTGCTCAGGGTAAAGTCTTTCAATACTCTGAGATAATTTATAATCACTAATATTGAATGGAGTTGCATCAGGTATATTTTTAAATACATTTAATATTACATGATATATTCCATCTGAAGTACCTTTAATATAATTTTGGATTTTTTCAATATTATATATTTGATAATCATTTTCAACTTCTTTACACACAAAATATGGGAGAGTATCTCTATTTGCATCATAAATTGTATATGGTGGAATTCTATATCCAGAAGTTTGAGCACAATCTCTTATACTTAACCAAGATTGGAATGATGAGCTTCCTTGAGAAATTGTTCCAGGATTTCTGGTAATAGTATAGGTAAATCTAATTTCATTTACAACTGATGTTACTGTGAAATTTCCATTAAATCCTGTGCCAGTACCAAGTCCAACTGGAGCAGGTTCAGCAGAACTTTTTAGATTATAAATTTCAATTTTATTTCCAACTTTCAACCCATGAGGAACACTAGTAATAACATTTACAGTTCCAGTATCATACCAAGCATCTATGATCGCACCTTTATTTCTAACTTGAGATAATTCATTATTTGTAGCAGAAATTAATTCAGTGCTAGCAGATTGAAAAAGTAATGAATTTAATTCATTAGATGCTCTTTGTATAATGAATCCAGGTGTAGGGTCAGAAGCATTTTCAGATTCTTTTGGAATTACAAGTCTAACTCTATAAGTTTTATCGTCACTAATTCTAGTATCATTTTTTCTAAAAACAGAACTTCCAACTGCATCTAGTGTAGCCAAATTTGAAAAAAAGCTTGTTGCACCCAATCCAATTGAATTAACTCCAACATACCAATTTTTATTGATAGTATCGTATTGAACTGGGCTTCCAATATCTCCTGAATTTTTTTCTGAAATTCTACTTACAAATTTTAAATTATTTGTAGTTACTCCAACTTGATTTTTAATATCAACTACAAATATATCAAATTCAGAATTTAATTGATTTTCATATAATTTAACCCCAGTTCCACCAGTAAGTCTAAGATTATATAATGTATTATTAGAAATTCCATCAGGAAGTAATCCATTAGTAGAAATAATCTTGCCGGAAATTCCTGTAGAAATTCCTGAAATACTAGAAAGAGTTATTATATTAGTAGTAGTATCAATATTTGTAATATTAACTTCAAGTTTATTCGTAGGATTAATTGGTATTGAAGATTCTACACTAGTTTTTTTGAATGCAATTGTATCATTTTCTTTTGCTCCAACAGTATATCCTCTAAGTTTACTTGATGGAGGATCTAACAAATCAATATAATCTTTTAAGTATACTCTAGTTTTTTGATTAGATGCTGCTAAACTAGTAGTCAATGTACCATCAATATCAACAAATCTAATAGCACTTTCTAATTGTGAAATATCTTTTGGTGGAATAATATGAGTGATAAAGCCAAAATTATCTTTTGCTAACACATCTTTCTTAAATCCAGAAGAAAATAGTGCAATTGATCCAAAATTACTATTGGAGTTTGTAATTGATTGATCTCCACCAGAATCAGTGCTAAATTGCTTTGCATATCCAATTGCAAATATAGAAACAGCTTGAATAAATGAATCATTTGATGCTTTAATGTGAAAAGTTTCAAAAGATGGTCTATATCTTGCTAATGAAGATTGGTGTAAAAATTTATCTACTCCAAAATTATCTTGAAATTTATATGATCCAGATGTACTATCATATTCAGCAAATGCTCTATCATCTTTTTGCAGAGAAATTCCAGTAAATTGTGCAGTCACCATGGATTTAAATCCAGTAACTCGAGATCCATCAGCATGAAGTCCATTCATACCATAAACAGATTTCAAGCTCATATTGAACACATATGGAGATGCTGAAGAAACAGTATCTGAAATTATCTTAAATTGTGCTCCAGAAACACTAGGATTTAGTGTTTGAGTTGGAACATTTGACAATAAATATGTAAATTCAGTTTCACTAACAACTTGAGCAACTATAAAATTTCCATTATATTCCAATTCAGATGTGGGTCCTTCACTTTGACCCAAACCAGACATAAGAAATGGTGTTAATGGAGACAATCCATGTGGTGTTTGAGTTTGAATTGTAATTACACTAGTTCCAGAAACTCCATTACCAGAAATTGCATTGGTGATTGCAATAAACCCTTCACCCAATTCACCTACAATTCTATTTTCATCTACATTTGGTTGTAGGTTTAAAAATCCATCAATCACACTTCTGGATGATTGTGCTCCATATGCAAGACTGACCTTATAATAATAATTTTTAAGATCTGTGTATCCAGTATCAACTCCACTTTTAATAATATTATTTCTATTGTCTACATATTCAAATGCAGTCAATTTATGATGTGAATAATTAGGTACTACAGTATTTGTAGTATAATTATTATATACTTTTCCAGTTGAATCACCATCAAAAATTGAGAATCCATAAATGTAACAAGCACCAGTTAATTGAAAAATTGATGCTGGTACTATATTATCATCTATTGGATTTGGTACAAATTTTGGTTTAATTTTGGTTTTTCTGAGATCATTGGCTATTATAGAAGTTCCTTTTGGTACAATAACTCCACCAGTGTGACTGTTAAAAACATGAAGTTGATTTGCAGGGTCAGTAATATCAAAATTAGTAGATATATTAAATTCACTAATAGTTTTTGTAGCTCCTACAGGATCCTTTAATACTCCAGCAGAATTTACATAATATCCAGGTCTATTATCAATAAAATGAGTTCCAGGTGAAATTAAGATTGATGTTTGGTCAAATAAATCATTGTTTGGTCCAGGAATATAAGCAAATCTAGCAGCTTCAATTAGTGCACGTTGAATTGTTTTGAATGGACGTAATCTAGAATTTCCTTTATTCTCAATAGAATCTGAGGCATCTAATTCATTAGGATCTACATAAAGAGTATTACCATTCAAATTTTTCAAAAAATTCTCTAATCTAGCTAAAGGCATATTACCCTTGTACAATTTCTTCTGTCTTATTTATCAATAAATAAGTTATTCAGATTTTTTATTATGTCAATTAGCACTCAAACAGAAGCACTCATTGAATTATATGAAACTAAAGTGGAAAGAGATCAAACACAATTAGTTCAAATCAATAATACAATTGCAGGATATGAGATTAATACAGGATCAAATATTGTTAAAATTTATGGAGTAACTGAAAATCTTTCTAACTTTAATATTCCAATTAGTGGATTGGATAATCAAATTGTAGGAATTACCTCTAACATATACAATTTATATCAAGATATTGTAGGTATTGCAACCAATGCAAATGCTGATGGATGCCCAGCAAGTATAGACGAAAATACAGGAATCTCAACAGTTTATGCTGATGTAGTAAGTTACAGAACTTATAACTTCACATTTCCAAATGTTTTTGGAACTTCTACTGGAGCAATTACAACAGGAAATCTTGGAATTGGAACTCAGACATTCATCTCACAAGTTGCAATTGGAACATATTCTCAATTTGATAGTAATAATGAAGTCTGTGGAATTGCATCTGCTGCAATTGTTTCTAAGTTAGCACAAATTAATACATTAATATCTCAAAGAGATCCTTACATCTCAAATGTGAATACACTAAAAGCAGCAAGAGTTAACTATCAATTAGAGCAACTTGGATACAATCAATCAGTTATTCAAATTACTGGACAAATTTCTGAAAGTAATTCTATCTTAACTATTTTGAAAAATTCATCTCTACAAGAGTTTTTCTAAAATTGGTTTTTGATGATTTTTTTACCAGAATTTTTTAAGAGCATTTTTTAAATTTAAAAGTTCATTTTCAATTTGAATACTCCAGCTCACCACGAAGTTCAGCAAGTTTTGTCTCTGCATATGCACTCACACAAGTCCAATAAGTTTCTCCACTGACAAAATTAGAATCTGTGTAATGAGATGCTATATCATCTTGAAGTTCATTGAGGTCTTGAAGTTGGGGTCTGGTGATCATCATAGTTGTAGTAGTCCTTCTTACCTATACATCATAGCACAGACCAGAGCATTTGGGGCAAGGAGTGGACAGTTCTTGGACTGACCTCTTCAAATCCTCTAGCTGCTGCTGCTGCTCCTTGATTGCCTCTATTAGCACTGGAATTAGACTAGTATATGCAATAGATTTATGCTCTGCAGTATGCACAACTGCAGGTATTACATGTTCTACCTCTTGGGCAATCAATCCCAATTCATGCCCCTCACAATCAATTCTATCATACTCTACTCCTTGAAGTTGTAGAACCTTATCTAAGCAATTTGTTAGAGGTTCAATATTTTTCTTTAAGTTAATATCAGAAGCAACAAGAACAGGTGATCCATTCACTCTAAATAACCCATAAAAATCATGAAGAATTGCTGAATTTGGATTAAATGGAACTGCAGTAAAAGCAGAGGGAATTGCTTCAATATGTCCTCCTACTTCAGTAGTAAATCCAATATCAGTAATAAATCCAAGAGTAGTATCTACTCCAAGTTGAACATTGGCACCCATTCCAAGTTCCAAACCTGCTCTATAATATAACCCAAGTTGATTTGTCAATCCTACTAGATTATTAATTCCATAAGATTGAAATGCAAATGGTTTAGTTGGATCTAAACTTTGCCAAACATCAAACGTTCCTAAAGGTGGAGAAGCAGCAAGACCAGCTTGAATTCCTTCTGTTTCAATGTAATTTAAATATGCCACTATAATCCCCCAAAACAAACTGTTTCTATTAATTTGTCCACAAACTCTCCCAAATTAGTTGGAATTAAATTTGATTTTGGTTCAATGATAGTAACTCCACCAGATCCTTTAATATAAATTGGACCTTTTGATGCTAAGACTAATTTATTTTTAGCTCCAATTGCAATATTTGCAGCATTTAATCTAATACTATCTCCAGCTTCTATAATTATATTTTGAGCAGATCTAAAAATAAAAGCTTCATCTGCAGCAGTAGATTCAAATCTAATTTCTCTTGCTGCTAATGTTAAGATTCCATTTCCAGCATCTATTCTTAAATTTTTTCCAGATGATTTTATATTTAATCCATCACTAGCATTACTATCAATATTATCTGCAGTGACACATGGATTACCATGAAGTTCAAATCCACCATCCTTAAAAAGTTTAAGGTGAGATCCAGCTTGTGAGTGCAATTCAACTTGTCTGGTTCTAGGAGTCTTTATATCTTCACCAATGAATAATGTTCCAGCTTGAGGATCGCTGATGACAAATCCTGTAGACTCTATATCTTCTGGTCTTTTTGGTATCATTTCAAACTATCTCCACAAAGAATTACTTTTTTCAATGGTTTCCTAATCTCAAAATCACTAACTATAGAATCTTTAACTTTATTAAATTTGAGAACAGGAATTAAAATTGCACCATTTCCTGCAGTACTATTTATTGCCAACTCAGGAACAGTTCTAATAATTCCACCATTAACAATTTTAGTATCAATAATTCTACCATCTGGATCTGTGATAGGATATATTTCCACTCCAGAATCACAATAGATATTGTAAATTAAATTATCATCAGAATATCCAATTCCAGTACCAACAATAATAACATCTGATACATATGCAGTATATTCAAATCCATCATCTCCAATTGGATTTACTGTGCATGGATTTTCTGATGAGTCTGTTGTTGGTCCAAGATAATCATATCCATTACTAACCATATAAACACTATCAATTTGATTATCTTTAAGTATTACAGTTCCTCTTGCACCTCCACCATTATTACATGCATCCTCAAAGTATACATATGGTGCAGTAGAATAATTTGATCCAAAATCTGTGACATTTACTCCCATAATTTGATTTAAAGCATCTACTACTACTGATCCTGATCCTCCACTTCCACCAAGTCCACCAAAGAAAGTAACTTTTGGAAGACCACAATTGAGAGTTGTTCCATCACACTCAGAATATGCTGCAAATTTTTCTTTAGATAATCCCAACTTAGAAAGAATATCAGCACTTGGAGATCCTCCACTATTTACACCCAACCAATTAGAAAATTGCTTATCACTATCTGAAAATAGATTTCTTGCCCCTTGTGCTGGAGAATACCTTAATATTTTTTGAAAATTAACAGCTCCTTTAGGAACATATCCTTTATTCATCTCATAATCAAATTCCTCTTTACATACATTACCTTCACATTCAAAAAATGATAACACTGTCTTTGCATAATTGATTGCTTGTGAAATGTATCCTGCAATTTGACCAACACCTTGACCTAAAATAGAAGTAATTTCTTTAAGTGCTGGGGAGATTGCATCAGAAATTTCATTTCCAATTGTCTGCATCATGCTACCAACAAAAGATTCAACTGCACATAATGGAATACTTATAACTTTACCAATCATTTGACCTAGAAAATCAAAAACAAATTTATAAATCTTTTTTAAAATATTCTGAAAAGTACACCAAATTCCATCTACAACTTTATCAGTTGCAATTTTTTTAACAAGAACTAAATCTTTTGGTAAGAACTTTTCAATAACACCTTTAAGTGCTTTATAAATTTGTTCTATAATAGCATCTCTAATTGTTTTGATATATTGGGAAAGACCATCTGCAATGGCAGTTGTTATGTCTTGAAGTAATTCTGGAATATTTTGTAAATAATTTAAAGCAGGATTAACATACTGATTGAGATAATTTTGGATTGTATTTAAATAATATACAAATTTCCTAAGTGCTTTAGAAATCCAAGAAATAACATCAGTTCCAGATTTGCAGGCAGATACTGTTGTAACTACAGGTGCAGTTCCTTGATTAGTTGCTGCTTGTTTTTTACTTTCTTTATTGTCTGCAGTTCTTCCATTTGGAAGTGGAATACCTGAGTCTTTTGGTTGTCCTTCTTTTGGTTGATTTGATGGATTTGTTATTGATTTTTCTGGTTTAAATGGTTTAAATCCATTAGTTCCTGCATTAAAACTATTAGGATGTTCAATACTTGATCCTGAAAATAAAGATCCTATAATTACTGGTTGTTGACCATCATCACCATCCATAAAAAATCCAATGACAGTTTCAGATCCTCTAGGATTAAAACTAACTCCAGATCCTCCTTCACCAGATCCCATATTTAATGGTACTAAAACATGTGCCCAAGGTAGATCCTCATCAGTTACAATTGAAGCAACATCAGGATGATGTCCAATAATTCTAACTTTTACTCTATATCCATTCTCGGTATTTTTATACTTAGTTACAATACCAACAAACCATCTGAAGGCATCCTTCCCAATAAAATTAGGATTAACTAAAGTTTGTTCTAATAGCATTATGCAACTCCATAAGAATCTCTTACTAGTTCCATTCCAGTAAGAGCTTTTGTACCTGTAAAAGTATGCTTCAGTTTACTTATAATATATTTACCAGATTTATTTTTATCTCTTAATCCTTTCTGTGAATTTTCTTTTGTAGTTTTTCCAAACTCTATATTAATAACTTCACCAACTGTTAGATTTAAGTTCAATGGAACAGTTATACCTAATGATTGACTGAATAATAAATTATATCTTGAAACACTTTGAGCTTGATATTCCATTCTTTTATCTGGTTTTTCAAGCTTACCAGACTTATCCATCTGTCCATTATCTAACATTTTTACCATCAATCTTGATGGAGAATCTTGAAGTCCTTTAGGTATTTCTGGAGAATCATCTTTGTTTGCATGATTCATAATATTATAACTTGAAGATAATTTATATGTATATTGATAAAATTTTCTAGTATTAGTATCAAAAAAATAATTAAGGCTAGAATACATTCCTATTCTCAAGTTATCAATTATGTTTACATTTTTTGAAAATGTTGGAGTAGTAATTATTCTAAAATTTGATCTTGGATCTGAAGGTCCTGGAACAATTTCACTGTAACTATATGTTACTTTAGGGTTTCTATTTTCATCAAATAAAGAATCTACACTTTTAAAATTATATCCTTCTTTATTTTCATAAAATAAAAATCCAGCAGTTCCAGCCTCGGGAGATGAAGTTCCTCTTGGTGTTTGTGGAATACCTTTTGGTGATATCCAACTCAATACAGTAAATGGCTTCTTAGCATTTCCCATAAATGAATATGCATTTACAGATTTTTCTATATTACTGCTAAGATATCTAGTAGTTTTTAATTCTTCTTTTAATATCTTAGTCACTGTATCATCTAAAGTTTTATCATATCTCCTAAAGACTCTTGATGTTTCATTTGAAAATATTTCTTCAGGAACAAGATCTAGTATAAACAATTCTCTTGTTGATTCTGAAGTGTTATTACTTATACTATAAACATAATAAGTATTATTATCATCTAAAGAAAATTTTAATTTAGTTGCATCTTGTTCTATAATTAATCTAACTTTTTCACCACCTCTTAATTTTAATTTAGAAAATAATCCACTAGTATTTGTAATTACTACTGTAACATAAGTTGCTGGAGATAAAATATTTTCAATATAATCTATTGCTGATACAGTTGAAGATAGATCAATATATCCTGATGGAGTTTCAATTGAAAATTCTAGTATTTTATAGTTATAATGTGATGACATTATTCTAAAGCACCATATATCAATGTTTTAATTAACATTTCTTCAGCATCATTTTGTATATTTATTGACATGGAATTAGAATTTACATATTGAATCTGTGGTGGCAATATTGGCATTGGTACTTGAATAATTTCTGGTGGCATAGAACTCATAGACATTTGATATTTTTTAGACTTACTAGTGATATAATTAATTATATCTTTAGGTATATTTTGAAAGGGATCTCCTCCTGATCTTGTATGATAATTGTCTACAGGAATAATTGCTTCTGTACCATGCAATAAAGCAATGTACCCATCATCAGGACCTTTGAGAACTGCACCCATATTATTTCCAGGATCTTTATTTTGTTGTTCTGATTTGTAAAAGTCATTCATAAATCCTCTGACCTTTGCAGATCCTTCATATTCTTTTTGTCCAATTGCTCCAGATCCTCCCCACTGTGATCCAGGAACATCAAATGCACGTCCAGAGTAGTGAGCAGATCCTTGGGTATGTCCTGATGTTACTCCAAGTTCAGTAACCACAATTCCTTTGCTTTTTAAGAAATCATAAGCTCTTTTTGTAGTTGCTGCATCTTTAAATGCTAAGTGATCATGGTAATTATATACTGTTCCATGAGCTGGATCATATGCTCCACCAGGAGCATTTGGATCTCCAGTCAAATACTGAGAGAATGATAATTCATTTGTAAACTCATATCCTGCTGCTGAAATTGGACTTGATCCACCACCCAAGTCTTCAATTCTTGTTGCTGTTTCTCTTACTTGTTGCTCATTCATTCCCATACTACCTTTAAATCCTTTAGTAAAATCATCAAACTTTATTAATGCCTTTTCATAACTTACAAGAGTTGTCGCAAATGTTAAACTGCTTTGTGGTTTTACTAAGTCTTTTTGTTCTTTTGTTTTTTCTTTTAATTTATTTTTATTTTTTTGCTCTTCATTTGAACTCATTCCAAATAGATCACGAACCAAATTAGTTAAATCTAAAGCAAATGATGCAATAGAAAGTAATCCTGCAATTGGAAGTCCAATACCTGTTGCAGCACTAGCAGCAGCAGCAGCATCTAAAGCAGCTCCAGTTCCTGCTATTGCAGAACCTGTTTGATCTCCTGCTTGAGCTCTCAATGCTGCATCAGCAACACCAACTACAGCACCAATACCTGGTATTATAGAAGCCCCAAACTTACCAAATGATTTTGCTATTCTTCCACCTTGAGTTGCTGTCCTTACTCCAGACTCTGCTGTATCTCCTGCAAATTTTTTATTTGCTGCTCTTTCCCCAAATCTTTTAGTATATCTTTCTCTTATATCTTTTTCTGCCCCTAAATTCAATCCTTTGAGTCTATATCTACCTTTATTTGCTCTTTCCTTACCCAAATTACTTCCATAATATCTTCTAGGATTTCCACCTCTTCCAGGTCTTCCCCCAGGACCACCACCAACAGCCATTCCTAATAAGCCTGGACCCAATAATGCTGCAGCAGCAACTAATCCAGGTGCAAATGCTCCAGCCAAATCATTGTTTAATATTTTTTGTATAGTATTAAATGCTGCCAATGAGCCAAGAGCTTTTAATGGATCATCAGAAGACCCTTCAGCAAAAAATGATCCTTTAAATTTAGGTATCTCAATTTTCTTTTTTTTATTTTTAGATTTTTTAGAAGATTTCTTATCTTTTTCATTTTCAATTGCATCAATTCTTTTTTTATATCGATTTAATACAGATAGTTGAGTTTTTCTTTGGTATGTTCCACTCTCAAATATTTTTTTTAATGAAACTGAATTGTTTTTAATTTTAGTTGAAAATTCAACTAAATTAGTAAGTTTAGTAGTTGATGCTACAATTTTAGTTTGTTTTTTTGGAGCTTCTAGTAGAGTTTCAGTGTCCATATATTACCTATCCCATCACTCCTAATGTAAATCTATTCAATCTACCTAATGGATCAATGTTATGATAATTTGGATCAACACTTCCAATATCTTTATTACCATCACCTGTACTGCCACCACCACCAGGAGGATTTACTGCAGTTGGATTTAAACTTACCAAAACTTCTCTATTTGGAGGAACCAAACTTGCATTGCCACCACCATAACCACTTCTAGGAGTAGTAGTTGTTCTGGGAGGTGGAGTTGGAGTAGGGGTTGGAGTTGGTGTTTGTGGTAATACTGGT